CAAGGTCCAGAGGCAACAGGGCCGCTGGACCTCAACTATGCCCGCAGCTTGCCACGCTGCAGCTAAGTTGGCGCTCGCAAGATGGTGCGCCCCGCAAACTAGCGAAATCACACGCCAGGTGCAAAAAGGTGGTAGTCAGTGACCTTTAGGCGCTCGCAAGCTAGCGAAATCACACGCTAGTCAAAAAAAAGCGCGAAAAAAGCACTGGTAGGTGTTGCCAAGCTTAACGGCAGCGTTAAGTTGTGTGCATGCAAAAGAACCACATCGCCACTGCGGAGCTACCAGGCGGGACCCGCTGTTATGCTGTCGTTGACAAGAGCAGTAGCCAGCAAATCGCAACCGTTCGTGCTGCCACCTTTTCCCAGGTTGCGGACTGGGCTCAGGTTGCCTTTGGGATCGGCGAACTCTTAGTCTTTCGTCCGTTCTGTGGTGATGCGGCGCCAGCTCCGATCGCTGTAACTGTGACCGCATCTGGAGCTACAAAGAGCCGATCCAGCTGGAGCGATCGCAAGCTTGCGCCGGCTGGTTTCCGAGCGATGCTCGATGAGCGTGGCGAGTGGGTGGCAGCCACCACCGAGCTTGTTACAATGCTCGCGTCTCGCGGATATATGCATCACCGGATCGATCAGGCGATGGAGTGGGCAGCTGGAAATGAGGCCCACTAATGTGGGACCACCCCTTGTCATCGTGGCCCAGCGGTGAGCCACAGCACGATAGCTGCCTTGGGTGTGGCGAGCAACGGTATCAGTCCGATGAGCATTGCATGGGCTGCGGGTCCGATTGGCCCACGACCGACATTGCAAGGCCATGGGACAATGGCGAAGCCTACACTCTCTGGCAGAGCAAGGCAGATGGCAACGATCAGGTTGTTGGACACTACGCCAGCGCAGACACAGCAATCGCTGCCGCAAAGGCATCGGACTGGCACTGCCACGGGGTCGCCAACGGGCCCTACTTTGAGAGGGTTTGGAGCTAACGGGCACGGGCACCACCACCATTCACTGCCGCAGAGCTAACGCCTGCGGCTTTCTGGGTATGAGCAACATAAGCGAAAATTATCAGCTGGTTTGGCAGGCTGTCATGGGCGATCGCAGCGCCGAGCAGGTTGTGGGCGAATTTGATCTGGCTGATGACAGCACGCTGCCGCAGTGGGTAGACGAATCGCTGCTGGCAGCCTTGGAATGCCCGACCGATGGCTGGCCATCGCGTTCTTTGCTTTTCGCGCACCATGACCAGTTTGTGGCGGATTTGCGGGAGGCAATCACCGCGCAACAGCTAGACAAGCGAGGCTATCGCCTAATTGGCGAGTGCCCGTATAGCGGCCACGATTGGCACGTCGCACGGTGGATGGTCGATGCTGATGGCGACAGAGAGCGCGCCAGCGTCACGGTTGGCTACTCGCCAACGCTGCGGGGATGCCTCGAGCTGGTCGATGAAATCGAAATGTTTGATGAGGCGTTTTCATGATCTGCGCATATTGCGATGCCGAATTTGTGATTGCCATCTTCGTGCCAGCCGTTGGCGACGATGACAGCTGGCGAGAGTTGTCCCGCGATCACGAGCGCTATTGTGAGTGGATCGCAACAAGGGCCCATCGCATCGAACCGGTGACATTTGGTCTGGCAATGCGCTTGGCCAGGCGGGCTCATGGACTCAATCAAGCCGAGCTTGGAAAGGCGATGGGCATGCTCGTGCCTGCAATCAGCCGCTGCGAGCGCAACGGCTCAACGATATCAGAGCAGACGATGCACAGGCTCTCAGCTGCTCTTGGCGAGCCGCTTAGCGCCATCATTGCTCGTGCTGAGCAATCAGCAGCTGAATAACCTCGCCAACAACCATCGCGCAGTGTGGCACCACTGCGTTGCCTAGCGCTCGCAATCTGGCACGGTCCAGTCGCGAGTCAGGCCCATCATTGCTTCTGCAAATCGATGGCAGAGGCTGCCACCCTTGTGTCGCGCCAAGCTCTGTAGGCTGTGGCGGATTGGGCCCACTCTTCCCGCTCTGCCTCCCCTGTTGTTGCCATAGCTCACAGCCGATGGCGTTGGCAGAATTGTAGCCGATGATAAATATTCGCCGTCGCAGGTGCGGAGCCCCAACATCGCTTGCCGCAATCGGGATCGGTAGCGTTTGGTAGCCGAGCTTTCCCAGGGACCCACATACGGCATCAACCCAGCGCTTGGCTCCGCTGGCGACATTTTCAACAACAACGAAAGCTGGCCTGTTTGCCTCAATGACTCTGGCAAATTCCCACCATAAGCCGCTTTGAGGACCATCAAGGCCAGCGCCCTTGCCTGCGGCAGAAATGTCTTGGCAAGGAAACCCGCCGCAGATGACATCGACGGCTGGCAGCTTTGATATGTCTCGAATGTCTGCATGTTGCCCTGCTTGCGGCCAGTGTTTTTTGAGTACCTCGCGGCAATATGGATCTATTTCGACTTGCCATGCAACTGGGCCAAGCCCAGCAGCCTCAAGCCCAAGCTCGAGGCCACCGATTCCGCTGAAAAGACTGCCAATCAATGCGTCGGCTCAACGTCAGGGCCGCAGCACCAATGGCCGTGCGGCTCTTGGCACCGCTCAATGTGCCGCATCACTAGTTCGTAAGACTCCCGGGAGACCGGGCGCTCGACGCCAACCGGGATCCCGACCATGTGCAGCTGGACAATGCGGGATATCTCGAGCCAGGACACAATGTTGTCTTGCAGCAGAGATGCCAGATGTCGCCAGGTTCGGTCTGGCCATCGGCCCGCAATCCGCCTGATGTCCTCGCTGGAGCTGGCTGCGCGAATCTCATGCGACAAGCCCACAATCAGCTCCGATGTTGCAGCGTCAATCCTGGCCACAAGCTCTTTTTGCGATCCCCACAATGCCGCGATGGCCCTTGCTTTTTCGTCCATCAAAACCATCCGTCGTTGCCAAAGGCTTCGCCACGCTCATCGAGCGGCTCTTGCTGCTGTGATCGTGGCGCTGGCGCTTGTGCTGGCCTGTCGTTGCCACCGAGCAGCTCTAGCTCATCCACGATTATCTCGGTGCGATAGCGTTTGCTGCCATCGTCGGCATCCCAGCTGCTGGTACTGAGCCTGCCCTGGATTGCCACCATTTTGCCCTTGTGCAAAAACTGGGCAACCGCCTCTGCTCTGCGGCCAAACATCGCGACGTTGTGCCATTCGGTGGCCTTTTCCCACTGTTCGCCAACTTTGCGGCGCTCGCTGGTAGCAATGCGCATCTTGAGGATTGCGGTTCCTGCCTTGCTAGTCCTCATCTCTGGATCTGCGCCCAGTCGACCGATCAAAATTGCCATGTTTGTGATTGCCATCTTCGTCTCCTTTTGGGTTATCTATAGCGACCGCAAAAACGTGTTTGCAGTCCACAATCAGTAGGGCCTTTTTGGGGCCCAGCTCGCGCAGCAGGTCATCCAGCATTGCGTGCCTTTTTGGCCGCATACTCGAGCCGCTTCACAAGCGCCCGGCATTGCTTGCACTGCAATCGCCAATAGGCAAACTTCCAGATTGGTAGATCGCGATCGCAAATGCGACAGCGCTTTGTCATTCCTGCACCCATGTTTCGCCTCCCGTCAGCTCTTCTGGGCAATAAAGTCCGGCGCATGCATCTTGATAAACAGCGCGAGCAAGCTCGACAGCAGCCTGTTTGCGCAGCATCTGCTTTGGGCGCTTTGCCCAGTTTCCGCCGCTGCGCCAAACTCCAGCTTGCTTGGCATCATCTATAGTGTAAGTGCAGGTTTCAGCCTGTGGGCTGCCCCTGCGCTTGGTTTCAAAAGTAGCCGATTGGTCGGTGCTTTCGACCATCCTGAACCACTCGCAATCTGGATGCTGCCGCGCGAATCCCACCAATATGTGGCTACTGAACGCAGGCTGGCCTTCGATGATGTGGATATTTGCCAACGAGCTGAACAAGCCAAGGCCTCGCTCTCTGCCCGCCATGGCGCAGATGACGATCTCGTCTGCGTTGCGAAACTTGCGCTGATACAAGCGGCTCTCGTGAAACTTGGCAGCCGCAAACGCCAGTTGGCGCATGTCCATGGGCTCAAGCGCTCGTGTGAAGTCAGCTGACTGGCCCACAACCATTGCCCGGTCAGACTTGCGGGCCGGTGGGGCCTGTGGCTGGCTAGGCGCTGGCTCTGGCTCTGGCTCTGGTTGTGGTGGTGGTTGTGGTGGTAGTGGGCTTGGCTTCATTGCGGTCTCCTTTTGCTCTTGTTCTGCGACCCATTCGATGGCCTCGCGTTCTTCTTTGACCCACTCAGCTTCGAATGGCATTTCTTGATCAACCACGAGCCTCATCAGCTCGAGGTTTCGGTAGATTAGATCGCTCGATTCCTGCAGGTTGAACAACAGCTGCTTTTTGCCACCAAACTCGGTTGGCCGGCGCTTGGCAGCGTCGAGCACCTCAGTAGCTGAGCCAAACTGCTGCAGCAGCTTGGTTGCGGTCTTTGGCCCGCAGCCTTTGACCCCTGGCAGATTGTCTGCTGCGTCACCCACTAGCGCCTGCCAATCCACAGCTTGGCGTGGCTCGATGCCGTGTTTTGCCATCAAGTCTGCAGCTGCAAAGGCCTGCCCTGTCGAAAAATTCCACATTGACACACAGTCACCCAACAACTGCCAAAAATCCTTGTCACAGCCAACGATGACAAGCTCGAGTCCATCGCAAAACTCATACTCGCCAAAGCGGCGGCGGGGGTTGTACAACCCTTTGATTTCATCCATTCGGCCAACAAATGTGGCAATGACGTCATCCCCCTCGAGGCCGTCAATCTGGTAGCACGGCCAGCGCTTTTTCAGCTCTGCCAACAGCCTGCGCGCTTGCTCAAGCGCTGCTTTTGGCTTTGGCTCGCGTTGAGCCTTGTAAGACGGCTCCATCTCTTTGCGGCGGCTCTTGGGGCTGTCCAGACAGATGACTGTCTGATCGTGATTCGCAGCTACCGAGCCAATCATGCGCAGTGTGTTGTCATAAGCCGCAGACAGCTGGCTATCGCTGGTTGCATGCCAGTTGGTCCACCATACGGCGCTCAGGTCCACCAGCGCCAGCCTCATGGTGCCACCGCCTCGCAGCGGCCACTGTTGCAGCTATGCCGATATTCGGCGCAGACCAGCGGATAGCCAGCAGCAGCGCTGCCAGGTATCCACCGCCGCAGCACGAGCTTGCTGCTGTTCTTGTCAGCGCAAACGGTGCCAACGGCTGGCACCTTTACTGGCCGCTGGCATCCCGCCAGCACGATGCAGAGTGCTAACAGCGCAATAGCGCAAAAGGCGCACGCTGCCAGCCTGAGCAGCTCCCTCCCAAAATCAATCCACATTGCAGTCCCCCACTAGACGCAGGTTTGCGGCTGTTGCCTCTGTTGACGTTTCGTCGCTAACTCCAAGGCGATAGCGCTCGATGGCCTCTGCTGCGCTCGGTGCGCAGAAGTTTTGGCTCGCCTGCTGTGACCACACCTGCCACTCCAGCTCCGCGCTCGAGTGCCTGCGGGTCATTTTCGACCCGCTATAGCCACTGCCCGCTGGACGGATCCAGCACTCGACGGTGAGGCTAACAACGTCCAGCCGCTGGGTTGCCAGCTCTTGCAGGGCCAAAAAGGCCTGTTGGAAATTCATAGCTCGCATCCTTTCGCATCTGCATGGCTCTATTGTCTTTTGGCCGCACTTGCGGCAGCTGCGATAGCAATCACAACTGCCATCGCGCTCGATCTCTGAGACGCAGCGGTCACACCAGTCGCCAAGCTGCGACTGGTCAATGTGCCACTGCTCACATCCCGGCGGTAGGTTGCTCATGACCGAACCAGGGCCCGGCAGGCTTTGCATACCTGCTGTTGGTTGATTATATGGGTGGTGGGCCCATGCGAATAGTCGCACGAGCTGCATGGGCTCATGACGAAATCCCCATCGTCATCTTGGTCCAGCCAGGCCTCTAGCGAGCGCTGCACCTCGAGCTGCTGCTGGTAGCTCATCCCAGCGCGGTCGAGCGCGAAAAGAGCAACGTTGGCCCAGTCTGCGGCCGTCTTGCCGAACGGGCACTCTTGCTTTGCTTTCATGATGTGCACCTTGCCACACCTGCTACATTGCGGTCAACATAATTGTTGCAACTAGGTGGCCCCAACATGACAAGCCGCTTGACCTTATGGCGGCATGTATGCCTACAATGAGGCATGAATAGACGTGAAAAACTGCGCCTGAGCGGTGAGACGGGGATTGATCCAAGAACAGTTGGAAAGTGGGGGGACGATCCATCCAGCGTTGCGTCTGGTTTGGACTATGCCCTGCGAGCCGCTTGCAAGCGGCTAGGCATCGAGCGGCCACAGCCGCAGCAGCCAGCCAGTGAGGCAGGCTAGGCAGTGCCCTACTTTGCGGTGTGCGATTCGCTGTCAGACCACCCAAAGGTTTTGGCTGCGGGCAATGCAGCGATGGGTGTCTGGGTGAGGCTTGGCAGCTGGTGTCAAAAACACCTGACAGATGGCGTGATTCCGGCGGTGGTTTGTCGGAGTTTTGGCAGAAATCGGGACATTTCTCGTCTGGTTTCTGTCGGTCTTTTGGTCAAAGTTGGCGACGCATATGTGATGCATGACTACCTCGAGCACAATCACTCAAGGGCAGAGGTAGACAGGCGCAGGTCTGCGAAAAGAAAGGCAGGAAGGGCAGGCTCAGCAAAGCGATGGGCAAGCAAAAAGGATGGCAAAACAATGGCTGGTGCTATAGCAGCTGCCATCGACTTGCCATGTCCGTCGGACATGCACCCAACCCAACCCAACCCAACCCAACCAAATAACCCCCCCTATGCTACGCATAGTGGCCCCCCTAAAAAAAGACGCGGCAGGCGGCTTGGCGATGATTGGGTGCCATCAGCTGCACATGAGCTACTGGCCAGTGAGCTGGGCCTGGATCTGGCTGACCAAGCCAACCGTTTCCGCGACTACTGGCTGGCCGTGCCAGGCAGCAAAGCAACCAAGCTCGACTGGTCGCGAGCATTCAATAACTGGCTGCGCCGAGCTGGTGATTTCAAGCAGCCAAGGAAGCGAGCCAACAACAGCAACCTGGCTGCAGACTTATTTGCAGCCGCAGACAGATTGGAAAGGGGCGGGCAATGACCAAGGCTGAGGCAACAAGACTGGTGGCTGCCCTGGCTGCCGCATGGCCCGACAGCAAGGCCACCCAGCAGACAATGGCGCTATACGCCAGCAGGCTGCTCGATTGCGACTACGGCGCTGCAGAGGCTGCTGTCCGCCGGCTGGTTGACACATCGCGGTGGATGCCTCGCATTGCAGACTTGCTCGATGCCATCGAGCCACCACCAGCCATTGCGCTCGAGCAGTGGGGCAGGGTTTGCTATGCGATTCGCATGGAGGGCACATATTCGCCGCAGCCAAAGTTCCGCGATGCAGCTACAGAGCATTGCGTTGGGCTCATGGGGTGGCGCTATCTGTGCAAAAGCTCCAATGGCATGGCTGACAGGGCCCGCTTTTGCGATCTATATGATGCAGTAGCCAATCGGGATCGCATCGAGCGCAGAGCTGGCCAAACACGGACAATCGCAGCGGCAAAGTTGCAACAGTTGGAGCAAGGCAATGGCTGACGTCATCATCACAGGTGATTGCCTCGAGGTTTTGCGGGGCATTGATAGCTGCAGCATTGATGCATGTGTTACAGACCCACCGGCTGGCATTGCGTTCATGGCCAAAGCCTGGGATGGCAGCAAAGGCGGCCGTGACCAATGGATAGCGTGGCTTGCTAGCGTCATGGCTGAGGTGCTGCGAGTGCTAAAGCCTGGTGGCCATGCTGTGGTTTGGGCGCTGCCTCGAACGTCGCACTGGACCGGTATGGCTTTGGAGACAGCTGGCTTTGAGGTGCGCGATTGTTTGACGCATCTGTTTGGCTCAGGGTTTCCGAAGTCTCTCGACGTGAGCAAGGCGATCGACAAGGCGGCTGGTGCTGATAGGCAGCAAGTTGGCAGCTATACGATAGGTGGAAATGCTGGTGTATCGTGCAAGGACAAAGGGGGCACGTATGGTGTAGGCGCTGGGACGGCGCCACCGATTGACGTTGCCATAACCGCGCCATCCACCGAGGACGCCAAACGCTGGCAAGGGTGGGGCACAGCTTTGAAGCCAGCGGCAGAGATGTGGTGGCTATGCCGCAAGCCGCTCGGCAAGCGCACAATCGCCCAGTGTGTGGTTGAGTTTGGCACCGGCGGGTTGAACGTTGATGGTTGCCGCATTGGTGGCCAACGGCTAAACTCTGAAGCATGGGAACAAGACCAGGCAAGCCAAAGAAGAACCGGAAGGTGGCCCAGTAACACGCTGCTAACCCATGCCGCCGACTGCGGCGCTCGATGCGTGGCTGACTGCCCAGTTGCCATGCTGGATGAGCAGAGCGGCACGACGGAATCGGTGGCGTCCAATAATGGGGGGGTGTCCGGGAATGCTGTCTATGGCACCTTTGCCAAGCCGTCTGGGTATGCGTGTGGGTTCAACGACAGCGGTGGCGCATCGCGGTTTTTCCCTCGGTTTCGCTACTCGCCAAAGCCCAGCACTGCAGAGCGAGAGGCTGGGCTTGGGGATGTTGCAAGGGTTGATCCGTCAAAGGTGACCGGCCGCAAGCCTGGCAGCAATGGGCAAGACAATCCAAGGTCTGGCATGAGAGGCGGCGAAAGGAGAAACATCCATCCAACTGTAAAAAGCATCGATCTTATGCGCTGGCTATGCAGGCTTATCACGCCACCAGGCGGCTTGGTGGTCGACCCATTCTGTGGCTCTGGCACGACTGGCATGGCTTGCAAAATTGAGGGGTTTCGATTTGTTGGCATCGAGCAGAGTGCGCAGTATGCAGATATAGCGGGCCGCCGTATTGCCGCTTGCAGGTTTGGCAAAGCTGAGCCGCTCGCCTCGCCAAAGGTCAAAGCCGACCAGAGACAGATGGGCTTGTTTGATGACTGACAATGACGACTGCCACCACCGCCATCGCCACACCAAGGTGTTGTGCACGAGGTTTTGGCGCTGCCAATGTGGCGTTTTGATGATTGCGCCAATGGGCAAAAACCGCAGGCAAAAGCCATTTGTTGCCAGCTGCAGCCGTGACCGTTGCAGCAATGCAGCTTTGATTGTTCTCGGCCGGCTGACGGCCTACTGCTCGGCAAGGTGCGCCGAGTCTGACCGATGATTGCGGTTAGGATCGACATCCGCACTTGTTCGAAAACAAACGAGCGAGGCCACTGGACCAAGCGCCATCGCAAGACTCGAGCAGAGCGGCAGGCAACCCAGGTTGCACTGCTAGTTGCTGGCGCAAGGCAGCCACCATTGCCAGCCAAGGTCGAGCTTTGCAGGCTGGCACCAAGGGCGCTGGATGACGACAATTTGCGCGGCGCACTCAAAGCGATTCGCGACGAGCTTGCGGATTGGCTTGGCTTGCCAAACGATCGCGATCCACGCGTCATCTGGCATTACAGCCAAGCCAGGGGCCAGGTGCGTGAATATGCGGTGCTCGTGACAATGGAGCCAATGTAGGTGCAAAAAGGCAGCTGATGTTGCCCAGATAGCTCTGGCACTTGCGGCGGGATTGCGATCTTGGATATCATGATTTTTTGACGTGTGGCCTTATGTTGTGGCAATCTTTTTGCTATGCGTGCATCGCGGATCGCCGTTGACAAGCTGCTGCAAGATCCTGCAAATGTTCGGCAGCACAGCGCGAAAAACATCGAGACGATCAAAGCGAGCTTGGCGCGGTTCGGGCAGCAGAAGCCCATCGTCGTCGACGGGAAAGGGGTTGTGGTCGCCGGAAACGGCACGCTAGCGGCCGCTCGTGAGCTTGGGTGGCAAGAGGTGCATGTCGTGCGGTCGGCGCTTCAGGGGGCGGACAGAACGGCCTACGCCATCGCCGATAACCGCACCGCCGAGCTGGCCGAGTGGGATGACGCTGCGCTAGCCGAGCAGCTATCGGCGCTGGCCATCGATGACGAAGAGATTTTGGCGGCGGCTGGTTTCGATGAGGCTGAGCTTGAGAAGCTGATTAGCGAGACGATTGGGCTAGGCGCTAACGATGTAGTCGAGGATGAGGTTCCAGAGCCACCGGCTGACCCGGTGACGAAACCGGGCGACCTTTGGCAGCTTGGCGAGCATCGCGTGCTTTGCGGTGACTCGACGAAGGCCGAGGATGTGGCGCTGCTTATGGGTGGGGAGAAGGTCGACCTTTGCTTAACGGACCCGCCTTATGGCTTGGGTGACACCGTAAGCAACAAGAACAACTACGATCGCCACGAAGACAGCAGGGCCAACTTGGTTGCGCTGATAGCTGGGTTTGTGCCACTGGCAAAAAAGTACTGTGTGAGGATGGTGATCACACCGGGGGTCAAGAACCTGTTTTTATATTCAGAGCCATCATGGACCATGGCATGGTTTACGCCAGCAGGAGCGGGAAGGGGCCCATGGGGCTTTTGTTGTTGGCAACCGATTATCTGCTATGGAAAGGATCCCAGGTTGGCATCTGGAGAAGGGAGCCACCCTGACTCTCTTGTACACACAGAATCGTCAGACAAAAGCATTCACCCGTGCCCTAAGCCTATCAAGTTCTGGGCGTGGATTTTGGAGCGCGCAAGCGTTAAGGGAGGCGATGTCTTTGACCCCTTCCTCGGCTCAGGTACAACGCTCATCGCCGCCGAGCAGCTCGGGCGTAAGTGCTATGGCATCGAGATTAGCCCGGCATACTGCGATGTCATTGTCGAGCGGTGGGAGAATTTGACGGGCAAGAAAGCAAAGCGGGTGGCCGATGGCTGACACCGACAGCAACACGGAAAAAAACAAGGAGCCAAGAAGCCCGAACCTAGCGCCGATGTGGAAGCCGGGCCAGTCGGGCAACCCCGGCGGTCGGCCGAGGGGCTCTAGCTTGACCAAAAGGCTTCGGCAAGCGCTGGACGCAAACGATGGCAAGCTCGCCGAAGTCGTCGTCAAGGTTCTGCTGCGAGAGGCCGCGAAAGGCAAGTATCAGCATTTAAGGGAAATACTTGACAGAGTAGAGGGTAAAGTTGTCCAAAAGGTTGAGCTAAATGCCACAGTCCAACAAGCGCAAGACCAGTTCCTCGAAGCTGCCGAGCGGGTTCTCGAGCCAGAGCAGCTCAGGAGACTTGTATCCGAGCTGGGCAGAGTGCGCGAGACAATGGCTATCGAGGCATGCGGCCAACAGTCTGCTTGATTTTATGCCAAAGCTGACCCCTGAGCTGATGTCACCAACGTGGCTGTGGCAACTGGCTTGGGCGCTGGATAGTGCAGAGCATGGCCCGTGCAGGGTGTGGTTTACCGTGCCACCGCGTCATGGCAAATCAGAGCTGCTGTTGCATGACATCGCCAGGGTGCTGGCAAAGGACCCAACGTCGCAGCTGCTCTATATGACCCACACGGCCACGTTTGCAGCTAAGCAAAGCAAGCGTGCTCGCAGGCTGGCAAAAGCGGCTGGTGTAGCCTTGGCAGGCGACAGCAATCGCGCCGACGAGTGGGAAACTGCGCAGGGTGGTGGCCTAGTGGCTCGAGGCATTGGTGGCGAGGTGACCGGCCGCGGCTTTTGCAAAGCATACATTGACGATCCAATCAAGAACCGAGCAGAGGCAGAAAGCCCAACGTTCCGAGACAAGGCCTGGGCAAGTATCACTGATGATGTGCTCACTCGATTGACCCCAAACGGCTCGGTGTTCCTCGTTCACACCCGGTGGCACCCAGACGATGCAATAGGTCGAGCAATCAAGGGTGGATGGCCTGGCATCACTCGCAGGGCAATAGCAGAGCCAGGCGATGGCGATGGCAGGCAAGAGGGTGAAGCGTTGGCGCCGCAGATTGGCTGGACTGCAGACGTTATCCAAGGACGCATGACGGCAATTGGCGACTATGGCGCTGCGTCACTATTCCAAGGCAGGCCGCGCAAGCGGGGCGGTGCGGTTTTTGGTGCACCACACTTTTACAGCGAGCTGCCAGCAAGGCTGCAGTATGGCCATGGTGTCGATTTGGCATATACAAGCAAAACCGTTGCAGACCGCAGTGTGGTCGTTACGCTGGGAAGGTTTGGCGATTGCTACTATGTGCTCGACGTGGTCAGCCAACAGGTTGAGGCTCCAGAATTCACGCTGTCGCTGGTGTCTGCAGCTACCAAGAGGCCTGGCAGAATGCTTTTCATTGGCTCGGGCGTCGAAAAAGGTAGCACGCAATTTATCAAGCGCCGGGTGCCGCGCTTTGAGTTTAAGGCAGCGACCAGTGACAAGTTTGTTCGGGCTCAGGAATGCGCAGCAGCGTGGAATGCTGGCAAGCTGCTAGTGCCAGACCCAGCCACCCATCCAGCGCCTTGGCTGTTTGATTTCCTCGAGGTGATTGAGGGCTTCACCGGGATCAATGATGCTCGTGATGACGAGGTGGATGCACTATCCAGCGCTCATCGGGTACTATACAAGCAACGCAGGGTTGCCAGGCATGGGCGCAGAGTGCCAGGCCTCAAAAGGAGAATGTGATGTGGTTTAAGGTTCATGTTGGCAGTGTTTGCAGGTGCACAGCTATTGATTGCAGGGCAGCGCTGCGGCGGAGCTCTGAGGCCTATATTAACGCAAAAGGGACCGTGGTTTGTGTTGCTTGCTATGCCGAGCGCTATGCAGGAAAGCCAGCAGATGACGCTGAGGCATGCCTGATTTGCAATGACAAGTTTGCTCGTCCTGGTAGGCAAACGTGCTCGCGCAAGTGCGAGTATCGGCTAAGGCGCCAGAACAAGAGCCATGCTCAGGCATCGGCAGAGATGACAGATGCCAACGCCTAGGCAGCAACACAGGCGCATTTATATACCTTGGTCGCCTGGTATCAAGCCCAGCTGGACGGTTAGTGCTGTGCGCTCTGCGCTCAATGCTCATGAGCTTGGCGACTTCAGCGAATCATCAAAGCTCATCGACGCCATGGGCAGAGATGATCGCATGGCTGCTGTGCTGAGCACTCGCATCAATGCGCTGATGCGGTCAGAGTTTTCGCTGCTGCCTGGCGAGGATGACAGCGAGCGAGCTGCAGACATTGCGCAGGATGCAGAGCGCTGGTGGTGGCATGGCTTTAGCGAGGCAAGCTTGGCTGAGCTGCTGCGATGGTATCTGATGGCAGGCGTTGCCATTGGTGAGATCATATGGGAGCGCACCGCAGGCGAGTGGCGGCCCAGGCTCAAAGTTTGGAACATGCAATGGGTTTGGGCAGACCGAACCGAGCGTTGCTATTATATCACAGCTCGAGCTGGCCAGATCAAAGTGCCAATGGATGGCAATGATGGCAAGTGGCTGGTGCTGGGTCGAGGCGATGAGCCCTGGATGGGTGGCCTGGCGCGATGCCTGGCCATCCCGTGGCTGGTGCGCCAATTCGCTGTGCGTGATTGGGCTCGCTATAGCGAGCGGCATGGCATGCCAATCATCCTGGCTGATGTGCCTGCGGTGAGCGATGCAGCAGACAAAGACCAATTTCAGGAGGACATCAGGATCCTTTCTACCGAAACCACGATCCAGCTGCCAACCAACGTGGATGAGGATGGAGCCAAGTTTGACTTGCGGCTGCTGGAGGCCACAGACCAGAACAGCGATGGGTTTAAGGACCTAATCCGCCATGTGGATGACTCGCTGGCCATTGCGCTGACTGGCAACAACCTTACAACCCAGATCGATAGCGGCAGCCTTGCAGCTGCTCAGGCTGGTGGCGAGGTCAAGCGGGAGCGCACCGCTGGAGATGCTCAAGTGCTATCCACCGAGCTGCGCAGCCAGGTGCTTAGCTGGTGGGCTGCCTATAATTACGACAATGGCGCAGAGCTTGTGCCATGGCCTCACTGGGACGTTGCGCCACCTGTCGATTTGAAACTAACGGCAGAGACCCTCGAGCATCTTGGCAGGGCTGTGGCAGGCTTGCAGGCTGTTGGCTTGACCATCGATGAGATCGAGCGCTTTGGCGTTAGCAAGTCCGATGATGCGCCACCCATGGGATTCCAGCCTGTGCAGCAGGAAACCAACATAAGGCTAGCCAGTGGCGACACCAGTAGCGCGTTTGTGGCCGGCCAGCAGTATGCAGATGACCTGGTCGATGAGGGCATCAAGCGCAGCAAGGGCAAGGTGGGGCTACAAGAGGTGCTGGCCATTGTCGCCAACAGTGGCAGCTATGAGCAGTTGCGCGAAAACCTCCGCACAGAATATGCGGACATGTCAGCCAGTAGCTTTGTGGAGCTATTCGAACGGGCGCTTATTCTCAGCGAGCTAGCTGGCCGATTCGCTTTGCTTGATGAGCTATGAGCGCAGCCGTGAAATTGCAGGATGACGCCAGGCCAGCCGTTGGCCTGCTGATCCGTGCCTTTGACGAGGCCATCGCATGGCACTTGTCGCGGCTGGTAATGACCGATGATGAGGTTGCCCAGCTCATGGCCAACGCTCGCAATCAGGCGTTTTGGGTTGGCAATGTTGCGCAGCTGCGACTTGTTCAGGATGTGTTTGACGAAATCGCAAAGGGCATGCAGCAAGGGCTTGGATATGCTGAATTCAGCAGGGCAATGGCGGGCAAGCTTGCCAGGGCATGGGGTGGCGCCAACCCGTCTCGGGTCGAGGTCATGTGGCGTACAGCCATCCAGACTGCATACAACGCAGGCAGATGGAGACAGATGGAGCAGCCAGCGGTCAAGCGCTTCAGGCCATTTCGCATGTATGACGCCGTGTTGGACAGCCGCACCACCCCATATTGCAGAGACCGTGACGGCATAGTCAAGCCAGCTGACGACAACTGGTGGGACACAAACTGGCCGCCGCTACATTACAATTGCCGCAGTGGTGTGCGATCGCTAACGCCAAGGCAGGCGATGCGCAAGGGCATAGCTCCTTCTGATCTAAAGATACCAGATGCACAGGGCAGCTTTGGCAACAGCCCAAGAGCAGCAGGCTTTGCCAATTGGCGACCTGAGCCCAAAGGCTATGATACAACGACATACAGCGCCTTGATTGCCAAGGCTGAAAAGGCAGGACCCGATGCCACTGGGACCATATGAGACATTTGAGGCATGCATGATTGACCAGCAAAGCAAGGGCCACGACGAAGAGGCAGCAGGCCGGATTTGCGGTGAGATTGAAAAGCAAACAACTGCAGAGGTGGTCACCGTCCAGCTCATGATGCCAGAGATGGAGGATGTGGCAGAGCCCGCTGACTCGTTTCTGATTTTCCCAAAAGGGGCCATGAGCACCACCAAGGGTGTTTTTGTGTTTGACGATGTGGCAGCAGAGCTGGTGATGGCTGCCTATGCGCAGCATGGCATCAAGCAGCTTCCCATTGATTTCGATCATGGGATGCTAAGTGGTCAGCCAACTGCAGATAGCTCGAGCGCAGCTGGCTGGTTTGTGCCTGCTGTGGCTGAGGCGGGGCTAATGGCCACTAATGTCGAATGGACGCCCAGAGCCAAGCAGATGCTGAAAGATCGCGAGTTTCGCCACTACAGCCCCGCTTTTGACGTCGACATGAGCGAGTCAATCGCTGTGATGTCTGATGGCAAAGCGGTGGAGGGGTATAGAGTGACCAGGCTAGTCAACGTTGCACTGACCAACCTACCAGCCACCCATGGGCAAATTCCGCTTGTCGCAAATGCCCTTAAACATGATACTAATGGCCACAAACCAGCGCCATCAGCGCAAAAGGAACTTCAAAACATGGAACTAGTTAAGCTGTTCGGCCTCTCGAGCGAGGCAGAAGTGGCGCAGCAAGCAACCCAGCTATTGAGCGCGGTTGATGGCGCTAATACGCTGGCAGATGTGCTGGCATGCATCAATGACCTCAAGGCTGGCGCTGCAAAAAGCATTGAGCTTGCCCAGCGGGTTGCAGTGCTCGAGGCTGAAAAGGTGTCATCTGAGCGCGATGCATTGATTGCCAAGCTGAGCGAGGATGGCAAAGCTCCACCGAGCATCCATGGCTTTTTGCGCACCCTGAGCCTTGACCAGGTGCAGTCCTTTGGAGACTGTGCGCCTATTGCAGGTGGCCCAGCTGTAAATGGCGATGCAATCGAGCCTGCCATTGTGCTGAGTGCCGACGATGAGCACATCCTAACCTTGATGCCAAACATTTCGCGCGAGGCTTTCATAGCTGAGCGCAAACGTGAAACCTCCAACAAAAAGGCAGGCTGACCCATGGTTGCACTTGCTGCTGATCGCGACACTGCCGAAAAGGCATCTCCATTTGCATTCCGCCACACTCGCCCCGTTGCTGCTGGCGTTTTGATTTACCAGGGCGCACTTGTGGCCCTTGATGCTGCTGGCTTTTTGGCGCCTGTTACGGCTGCCGCTGGTTTGACGCCTGTTGGCCGCGCAGAAGAACAGGTTGACAACACGCTGGGTGCGCCTGGCGCTGTTGACTGCGATGTTCGATCGGGAATTTTCCCATGGGTAAACGACGGCGTCAATCCTGTGGCGTTGGCAGACACTGGCTCTGTGGTCTATGGCGAAGATGATCAGACCGTTAGCACCAACGCAGCGGTTTCAGTTGTTGGCGTTCTCTACGAATTCGACGCCGTCCACAACATTGCCTGGGTTGCTACGCAATTCCCAGCTAGCAACTAAGGAGCTAGGCAAATGCTAATTACACCAGCAGCAATCCAAACCCTGCAAACCACGTTCAGTACGCAATTCCATGCTGCATATGGCAAAGCAGAGACCACCTACCAAAACTATTGCACCATGGTGCCAAGCAGCACCAGGCAGAACGACTATGGCTGGATGGCCAAAATCCCTGCAATGCGCCAGTGGCTTGGGCCTCGCATCATCCAGAATCTCAGCAGCTATCACTACCAGCTGGTCAATCAGCACTTTGAGCTGACCATCGGCGTGGATCGCGACGACATCGAGGACGATAACCTGGGCGTGTATGGGCCGCTTTTCCAGTCTATGGGTGAGCAGTCTGCAATGTGGCCTGATGACCTGGCTGTGGCAGCGCTCGAGGCTGGTGCCACCACTGGCATTGGCTTTGATGGTGTGTCGTTCTTCAATGCCGCACACCCCAACTTGTTTGCCGGAGGTGCTGCGGTTGCGAATGACTTTCCAGCGACGCCGTTGACTGCTGCAAGCTATGAGGCCGTGCGATCGGCCATGTCTACTACCTTCATTGGTGAAGATGGGCGCCCGCTGGGCGTACGTCCTAACCTGCTGGTGGTGCCACCCGCACTGGAGCGCACTGCGCGCACTATCCTCGAGGCAGAGCTTATTCCGAGCGATGCTGGAACGTCACCCCAAACCAACGTGCTGCGCAACACTGCTACCGTGCTGGTCATGGAGCGGCTTGCCAATCCTGTGCAATGGTATCTGATGGACACCCGTCGGCCCATCAAGCCGCTTATCTATCAGCTGCGCCGCGCGCCTGAGCTGAACAGCAAAACGGCACCCACTGATGACAACACGTTCTGGGATAATCAGTTCATTTGGGGAATTGATGCTCGTGGAGCTGTTGGCTACAGCCTGTGGTTCTTGGCTGCACGCGCTAACTGATAGCCATGGCGGTGCCTTATGCCACCATTGATGACCTCAAAAGCCTAGGCTTGCGAGGCAAGGCGCTGGATGGTGTCGACCCAGCAGACATTGAGGCTCAAATCCTGAATGCCTCTGGTTTTATCGATACCTTTCTACCCAGTCATTACAAGGCACCGCTGGCAGCGCCCTACCACCCGTCAATTGTTGAGGCCACCATTGCCATCACTAGCTATCGCCTGCTTGGCTGGCGTGGCTGGAGACCGGGGCCGCATGACGAAGAAATTCGCGCCAGGTATCGCGATGCCATGCAGTGGCTCGAGATGCTCAGCAAGGGCGCAGTGTCTTTGCCAAGTGGCTCCGATGGCACAACCCGAAACGAGGGTGCCCCGCAAGTGCAAACTGGTGGCGTGTCTCGCACAGCTGCATCACCTGACTATGCAGCAGGAGCCAGGCGCAATTGGTAGGCATTCGTATCAAGGGCGGTAAGAGGCTGGAGGCATTGGCCGCAAGAGTGGCCAGTGTGCCAGCTATCCTAAAGGCTGCGCCACCTGTGCTGGCCGAGGAGTGTGTTAGCCTGGTGCGAGAGGGGTTCGCCAAGGAGGCTGACCCCTATGGCAAGGGCTGGGCACCAAAAAAGGTGCCAGATGGCAGGGCTGTTGGCGTTGTCACTGGCGCGATGAAGGGCAGCACCCATGCCGTTTCAAGCGGCACCAGCTTTGGCGTTGGGTTGAGTGTGAACTATGCTCAATATTTCAACGCAAAGCGGCTTTTGGTGCCTACTGCTGGGCGTGGCTTGCCTGCTAGCTGGGTGGCTGAATTCGAGGCAGTGATTGAGGACATGTTTGAAGCGGAGCTGGGCTGATGGCTTCCATTTTCAAGCAGATTGTCGATGGCATTCACGCCCAAGCCGACCCGCTTGGCATTCTGTATATAGGCATTGGCGATGCCATCAACCGCACAGCCGTCAGCTATGGCATTGGCAGGCTCGCCACCGAGCTGCACGAAACCGTGCCGCACCTGGTGTGGATCCCCACCGAGGGCACCATGTCTGCGCCGTCGAACATCGGTGGTAGGCTGCTAGGTGGTCAGGGTGGCACTCGCAACAGGGCGCTGTTGACTCGAGAGCAGCGCTGTCAGGTTCAGGTTTGGGGTGGCAACTTCGAGCAGGCAGAGACGCTGTGGCACAACATGCTGGCAGCAGTGTGGAGCTATTCAAGCGGATCTGTTGCCTTTGGCAACCACAGCTGGGTGACGCAAACAGAGTCTGGTGCCGACTATTCAGCGCTGGGCGAGCTTGTGACTCAGGACATTACCTTGCACATCCCCGTTAACGAGGCTGCCATTGCTGGCTTGCCCTTGGCCATCCTCACTGCGCAAGACCACACTGGCATCATTGAGCTGCCAACAGGCCCGGAGGTTGTCTGCTAATGTCCGATCTGAAAACGCCAATCCAGTGGGCAATGGCGCTAGGCCAATTTACCGTGGGCCCAAAGCCCAGGCGAGAGAAGCAACCCAGCTGGCAACATAACGTGGCAGCGGTAGTCCATGGTTGGGCTCAGCACGAGCACGATGCACAAAAGCCCATCGAGCTGACCAAGGACGCATACCTGGGCGCCATCAGGGCGGTTGAAAAGCAGCTGGGTGATGGCACTCTGAGGCCCCATGGCCCAGCGCTGTCGCCACACTGCAAGCTCCAGCAGTCAAAGCCAGCGCCGGTGACCAGGTCGCGCAAAAGCGAGCCACAACAAGAGCAGCCATCCAGGCCTAAGACCATCAAAAAGAAAATTCGCAGGCGCAAATCAGCGCCAAAAGGATGATTGACAATGCCAATCCCAGGCCAAAGTTTCACGATTCTGGATCCAGGCCTCGCAATCAGCGAGCCAGCGCCATCGACGCCTGTCTACCTTGGCTGCTCGAGCCTTGGCGCCGTTAATACAGTCATCAGCGTTAACAGCCCAGCGGCGGCCGTTGCGGCGCTTGGCCAAGGGCCATTGGCTGAGGCTGTTTGCCATGCTCTTGCAGTTGCAGGTGGCCCCATTCTGGCAATGCCACTGACCAATAGCGTAGCCTCTACAATTGGCGCCGTGACTGTCACACGAGTTGGCGCTAGCACTGGCGACATCTCTACGGTGCCACCAGCAGGCGCACCGCTGGACGCCTACGAATTGATTTTGCGCATCACTCAATCAGGCAGCGTGGCAGGCGCAGACTTTGCCTTTGTCTATTCGCTCGATGATGGGCGCACTCAAAGCGCCGAGGTCAATGTCCCAGCGGCTGGCACGTTTACAATTCCGAGCACTGGCATCACGATCACCTTTACCGATGGCGGTGGCCCAGACTTCTTTGAGGCTGGCGATGTGCACGAGTTTGACACCACTGCGCCCTACTACGGTGTTGCAGATGTGGCAGCCGGTGTTGCTGTGCTTAATGCCAGTCCGATCGAATGGGCATTCATGGCCCTAATTGGCCAGCCTGCCAGTGCCGCTGCTGGTGTGGCAATGTTTGCTGCACTTGCAACCCATATGGCCACATTTGAGAACAACTTTCGCTTTGTTCGCGTTGCCATGGATGCAGGCAATGACACCACCGCAGCTATCATTGCAGCCTATGCAGCGGTGAGCTCAACTCGTGTCATGGCTGTCTATGGCGATGCAGATACCGCAACCAGCAAGCCAATCCCTGGATGGGGCGTGCCAAAGATGAGCGCTGTTGTGCCTGTTGCAGCTCGAGCCACTGCATCACTAATCTCCACCGACTTGGCGCGCGTTGCATCTGGATCGCTGACTGGCGTGGTTGAAGTTAGCCATGATGAATTTTTTGATGAGGTGCTGGACCAGCATCGCATTGCCACGCTGCGAAGCCAGCTTGGTCGCCAGGGCTTCTTTGTGACGCGCGGCCGCCTCAAGTCCGACCCAGGATCGGACTTCACGGACTGGCAACTGGGCCGCGTCATGGATGTGGCATGTCGGGAGACGTTCATCGGCCAGCAGTCATTCCTAAATATCGGCGTTCGTACCCAAGCGGGCACAGGCTTCATCGATGAGCGCGATGCACAGCGACTAGAGACGCAGGTTGCTGGTCGGTTGCGCCAGCAGCTCACCCAGCCCATCAATGCCGAAGGCAGCCCTGGCCAGGTAAGCGCATTGCGCTACGCCATTGACCGCACAAACAACGTTGTGGCCACCAGCACACTACTGTCAGAGGTTGCCATCCAGCCTCTTGGCTATGCTCGATTTATAACAACCACCTTGGGCTTTACCCTCATCGCTCAGGCTGCATAGGACTTTGACCAATGCCATCAAACTATCCCCTAATCAACGGCGTCAAATTCGACTGGTCAAGCATCGAGCTTAGCATGGCGGGAGGCATTTTCACGGGCTGCTCAGAGCTTGCCTACAAGCAAACTCGTGAGGTTGGCGAGGTATACGGAACCGGCGCAGAGAAGCTGGCCCGCACCCTTGGCCAGCTAAATGCCGATGGCTCCGTTGCGCTGTACCGTCGCGATGAGCAAGACTTTCTGGCTAAGCTAACCAACAACGGACAGTCTGGGTACCTGGACACCAGCTTTGACATCACAGTGATATACAGCGCGCCAGGTGGAGACGGAACGCTAACCGACAAGTGCATTGGGTGCGTCATCACAGAGCTGGACATCAGCGGTTCGGCTGGCACTGACCCCGTTATGGTTACTTGCACACTAGACATCATGCGAGTCGAGCTTGGTGGCATTCTGCCAATTACCAACATGCTGGTGTGACCCAACAACAACCTGGCTGGCAAAGGAGACACTAGCCAATGACAACTGAAACCGATCCATTGGACAAATTGCAGGTGGAGCATGGAGAGATCAAAGTCTATTCAACTCCATCTGGACCGTTCGCCATCAGGCGCCCAACTGCGGCCGAATATCAGCGCTTCGTTGATAAGGCCACAGGCGATGGCTCCAAGTTTCTGGCTCAGAAAGAACTGGTGCGAGCTGTTAGGGTCCACCCTGACCGCAGCGACGCAGCTGGCATATTGGATGCCTACCCAGGGCTCATATCAAGCGCCTGCGCTGAGGCCGTCGACATGGCTGGTGCTGGCTTTGAGGCCGAAACGCGAAAAGGGTAGAGCGCTGGCATGCAAACAAGCGCCTGCCACTGCTCGCAGCACGCGCTTTGCTGGCGTTCCAATTTTGCGATCGAGACGAGCAAGGCAATCCAACCGAGCTGGCTCAAGATGGCGCTCTGTTGCATGCAGAGGTCCACGACATTTTCAGAGCCATGATACAGATGCTCACAAAGTAGGCCATGGCTGACTCGGTACAGTTGACAGTTGAGCTGGTCGATCGCGTTAGCGGCCCATCGCGTAAGGCTGCCGCTGGCCTCAGGCGCATTGATGGTGGCCTTGGCAAGGTCCAGAGCAGTGGTGTTGCGGCTGCTGCCAAAGTGGGCGCTGCGTTTGCCAAGATGGCCGCAGTCATTGGGACCGTTGTTGTTGCTGCAGTTGCGATGGCTGGTCGTGCAATCATAAAGGCAGCAGCACAAACCGAGAAATTCAGGTTTGCGCTAAAGGCGTTTCTGGGCTCTGGCAAAAAAGCAGATGCAGAAATGCAAGCATTGCTGCGCATATCGGACAAGCTTGGCCTGAGTTTCAACGATACCGTAAGCACATTCCAGTCATTTGTCAGCGCTGGGCTTACGCCCAAAGGCGCAAAAGAAATGGTCAGGTGGCGCGCTGACCTAGATGCGCTGGCAGCTGGTGTGCCATCCAAGATGGCCAGCGTTGCATCGGCCTTTGAGCAGCTGGAAAAATCGATCGTCAGCGGCAAAATCGAGGCGGACGCATTCCAAACGATCCTCAAGGGCATCCCTGGCGCTGACAAATTGAAGGTGCTCACAAGGGTGGCCAAGCTGCTTGGCAAAAGCGGCAAAGACGCATCCCAGTTCATCAAAGAGGCTGGCAAAAATATGGCAAAGCTGCCAGTGCCCGAAACAATCAAGGCATTTAAGCAGCTGTTTTTGGAGGGAGCCAACGCTCAGAAACTTGGCGCAACCGCCACAGCCAAGCAGATGGAGACATTCAGCGGTGCATTCGCTGCTTTCAAAAATAAAGCAAACAATGCACTGATGAAGCTGGGCATTGGCATTGGCCCTTCGCTGCGCAAAGCACTTATGCCAGCGCTGAAGGCCATGGGGGCAGCGCTTGGCAAGGTCGACTTTGCAAAGGTAATCGGGCGCATAAAATCAGGAATCGATGCTGCTGCTCCAGCAATCAAGGCGTTTGCGTCTGGGCTTGGCAAGGGGCTGGCAAAGTCGATTGTGATCATCAGCAAACTGGCCAAGGGGTTTGGCAAGCTAGCTGGCGCATTTGATGCCAAATCCATGTCTGCAATTGGCGAAATGATTGGAGCAACCTTTGCTGCCATTGGCCTTTTTGCCACTGGGATCGTTGGGGCCGTGGGTCTAATTGTTGGCGCATTTGGGTCGGTTGTTGCTGGCATAAAATCAGTGGTGCAGTGGTTCAAGACCCTGGTTGCATCTCCAATGGCAGCCATCGGCGCCATAGGCTCATTTTTTGCCAACATTGGGACATCAATAGCTGCTGCGGTTGTCTCGCTTGGCGCTGCTGCTCTCGGCATTGGTAAATCGATCGTGTCTGGCATTGTCAAAGGCATTTCATCGGGTGCCAGCTCTGTCGTTTCCAGCATTGTGTCGGTGGCAAAGTCTGCGATTGGCGCCGCAACAAAGGTGCTGGGCATAGGCAGCCCGTCAAAGGTGTTTGGGTATTTGGGCAAGATGTCAGCGCTTGGCTATGCCGAGGGCATGCAATCGGTCAATGCTGTGCCATCGCTGCAGGGCTCGGTGCAGCTTGCGCCAGGCCTTGGTGGTGGTGGCGCCACGGTCAACCAAACAAATGTGTTTGAGACATCTGTGAATGAGGCAGCCAGTGCAGCTGCCACAGCAAGTGAGATCAAAAAGCAGCAGCTGTTGCAGATGGCAGCAGCATTTGAGCGGGCCGCGCTTGAGTTGGGCGTGGGCACAATATGACCGTTCTGGCTGGTGCTCAGTTTTTTGGCGGGGGCGAGCTTGCCACTTATGAGTGGGACACGATCTACCTTGGTGGAGTGCGGTGGCCAGGCATCGCATCTGTCAGCGGCAAGGGCATTGCCAGGCGCATTGATGTCAAGCGCAGCAAAGGCAGCGATGGTGCCAGGCTAAAGGACGAAGGCAACGACCCAGCAGAGTTTTCAGTCAGCATCCTGATTTACAATCAAGGTGACTGGGTGGAGCTGCAAAGGCTGTTGCCTAGCGTGTCACCTCGCAGGCCAGGTGGGCCAAGGAGCCCCATTGGTGTTGTCTATCCCTCGCTTCAGGTGCTCGGGATAACCACTTGCTACATCAAAGCGGTGCCCGTTTTTGCGCTGGATAAGGGCACCCAGCAGCTAACGGTGTCTCTCGAGTGCATCGAATGGATCGCCAGGCCAAAGCCGGTGAAAAAAGGCAGCGGCACCAAGGCAGGCAAAGCCACAAACGAGATTGAGTCTGTGGCAGTCAACCAAAAAGAGTCCGCGTTTGGCGATAGCAACGACAACCCGCAGCAAAACAGTCCAATCAAGCAGGCTAAAAAGGGTCTCGTTGGGTCTGTTGTGGATACGACGCAGCAGATCTACGAAAACACGTTTGTGGATGGTGCCACATGACAGCCTACACTCTCAACGGGCTGCCAATCATCAGCGCATCGGTTTTCGAGCCTCGCGATGGCAACTGGACGGCTGACCTCGAGGTAGATGCGGCTGAGGACATCGCGGCTGGCTCTGCTGTGGCCATGAGCCTTGGCGATGCTGCCTTTGCTGGCTCAGTTTATCGCGGTGGCGTTGAGTCTGGGCGCTGGATGGGCAGGATCCAGGGTGGCAGCGGTGGTTTGCTGGCCACATTGGCGCCCAAAAACTATGCGCTCGTGACGCTGTCCGCGGTGCTGTCTGAGATTGCCACAGCCGCCTCACAAGCGCTTGCAAGTGACTCGATGGATCTGTCCACCTATCAAGTGGCAAACTGGCAGAGGACGGCAGGAGCGGCAGCCCATGCCGTGCAAGACATCGCAGACGAGCTTGGTGTGCCATGGCGCATCACCAGGGCTGGCGAGCTGAGGCTTGGCCAGGCGAGCTTTGCGGAGCTTGACTCATCGCAGATTGAGATTGTGGCAGATCCAGCCATTGGCTCAGTGGTCTATGCACCAGATGCAGACCCAATAATCCAGCCAGGTGTGGCAATCGATGGCAGGCCAGTCAGCTATGTGAGCACGCTGCTAAGCGCTGGCCAGCTGCGCCAAGAAATCTACTTTGACGACAGCACCAAGGCCGTCAATGGCCGCATCAAGGGCAGCTTGCAGGCCATCATTGAGGCCGTTGTGGGCAGGCGCCTGGCCTACCATGCCCTGTGGCCCGCAACGGTTGCAGCTCAGGTTGCAGGGCAGCTCGAGTTGGTGCCAGATGACGCAGAATTGAAAGGCCTCGGCTTGGGCAACATTCGAATCAGGCATGGCGAGCCAGGCTATGCCACCGAGGTGCCACCTGGATCGCGTTGTTTGATCGGTTTCGAGGCTGGCGACCCAAAGCGCCCCTATGTTGCGCAATGGCTGGCAAATACCAGCGTAACCAGCATTACGTTTGAAAATGGGATTCAAGACATCGCAAGGACCAACGACACCACAAGCCAGGGGGCGCTAACGGTTTCGCAGCCAATCCCACTAGGCCCTGTTTTGTTCAGCTATTTAGACGGCACTGGTAGCCCAGCGGTGGCTTTTTCTATCGCAGCAACCAACATCTCGCTGGCCCCGCCAGCACCAACGGTGCTGAGCCTTGCTGGGATCATAACGTCAGGCAATCCCAAGCTGAAAGCATGACATGGCAACGATAGTTTATGGATCTGATTTCAGCTGCGTCACCGATCTGGATTTTAACCTGTCGCTGGTCGATGGCCGTAAAGGTCTAGCCCAGGCTGCAGCTCGCAGGCTTGGCACTCCAAACCGTGGCCTGTTCTACGATCCAGAGTATGGCTTTAGCGTGTTAAACCTGGTCAATGCCACGGTGCAGCCACAAATCATCAGCACTGGCATCCAGGATGAGCTGCCCAAAGACGAGCGAATCAACGATTGTGTGGCCACAGCCGAATTGACTGGCGATGTGCTGACCATCAATGCCGAAATTGAAGATGATGACGGCCCATTTGACTTGACCTTTGAGGTCTCATCAAAACCCAGTGGCGAGGCCATTGTGGTAATACTGAACGAGAGCATTTGACCCATGCCGCTATCACTAGAGCAGCTCAGAACGCCAGCCACAGCAGACCAAGAAACTGCCAGGATTCTGGACATTCTCAACGGCCTTGGTTTCTCAACAACCAGCTGGCAGAGCGGCAGCGTACAGCGCACCATCGTGGAGATGATGGGCAATGTTTCGGCCCAGTTTACCGTTGTGGTCGACACCATCAGCCGCATGGGTTTCAACGACAGCGCAGAGGGCGACGCGCTAACCGAGTTCAGCAACTCGAGTTATGACAACCAGCGAGTGGGTGCGCTTGCCACCGAGGGTGACTACACCCTGACAGGCGCATTGATTGGGCCGCCCCATGCCATCGTGGCTGGTGACTTGATTGTTAGCGATGCAGCTGGCAGGCAATATCAAAACAGCACAGGCGGCATCGTGCCCGCTGGTGGTACGCTGGTTGTCACCATAAAAGCCCTTTTGACTGGCACCGATGGCAACGTTCCACCCAATGGTGCGATCACAACCCTAAACACGCCACTGGCTGGAGTGACTGGCAGCAATGACGCCATAGCACCAGCCACAACATGGATCACAACCCAAGGCCTTGACCAAGAGGCTGACAAGGTTCTGAGGCAGCGCAATACTACCAAGTGGGCAACGCAAAATCAGATTGGCAGCCCTGCGGAGCTCTACACCAACGTTGCTCTGAATGCAGACGCTGACATTCAAAGAGTTGGCATTGACGACACCAATCCGAGGGGCTCTGGCACGCTGGACGTCTACCTTGCTCGAGCCACAGCCACAGCACAGCCAGCAGACATCATCACTGTCCAGGCTGCCTTTGATGCGCAGGTATGCGAGACCAGCGATGCCAAAGCCATTGCAGCCACCGAGGTGACGCAGGGCTTTACCTTTACCGCCTATGTCGAGGCTGCCAAAAACACCCCTGCGACCCAGGCAGCAATCGAGGAGGCCATTTCGGACTTCGTCAATGGCCTGGCCATCGGTGGCACCCTGATTGGTGGCAACGGCTTAATGCTCTTTTCTGAGCTTGTAACCGCAGTGAGCAGCATTGATGGTGTGGTCAATGTGGTCTTTGCGTTGCCAGCGGCGGATGTGGCTCTGGCACCAAATGAAATCATGATCGTTGGCGTTGTTACGCCTACCTATCTCAATTGGCCCTAATGGCTGAACCATTCACATTTAGAGACTTTTCTTTTCGCATATCACCGCCATGGCTGCGGAGGTTTGTGGGGCGTAGATTTGTGGGCGGTGCCATTGGCCTGACTTATGACCTGCTGTCAGAGGGGGCTGCGCAAGCGCTCAAAGCTCCGTGGCTGTTATCCAACAGCAGCCCAGATGATGCACTGCCATCCATTGGCACAGAGCGCTCGATGCCTCGCTACCCTGCAGACAGCAACGCTACATATCGAGCGAGGCTGCACAAAGCTTGGGATACGTGGCAGCACGCTGGCAACGGCGTGGCCATTGTCGAGCAGCTCGAGGCAGCTGGATACACCAACACGCTGGTAATCCCAGCGAGCAACAACGATGAGCGACCAGAGCGCCAGAGCTGGCGCTTTGAGGAGCCACACGCCAAAGATGAGACGTTGAACCTGCTGCTGTTCGACATTGGCGTGAGCGCATTCAGTGAGATTTTGCGGCTCGATGGCCAGGATTGGGCAGATCTAGGATACCGCGTCAACTGGGCAGTCACGCTGCGAGGAACCACAGCCAATGATGGGCGCACATTCACCATCAGGGCGCTGAATGGGCCCATCCTAGAGCTTTTTGATACCTCAGGGGCCACCAACCCGCTTGTGACAGAGGGGCCCGTGGTGGCGCAGCTGCTGGCCTGCTGGTGGTCGCGGTTTGTCGTTGTAATCGAGCAGCCACATCCCTGGGTGCCCTGGATTTGTGGCAACGGCTTCCTGGTGGCCAGTGGCGATGATGCGCATACAGTTGGCAGCACTGCCACGGTTGGCGAAGTGCGCACAACCAAGGCAATTGCGCGCAAATGGAAAAGCGGCCACAGCATAAACCCCTATCTTTTGATAGTGTTGTCGGGCGAATATGTTGGAGACCCAGATTTGATTTGTGGAGGTGGTGCGGTTGTTGGTGGCGACACCATCAAATGGATGCACCAGGTTTGATCTATGCCAGTGATTATTGCACCAGTTGACGCCTACCCTGCCAATTTCACGACTTTTGCCGATGGTGACGCGGTCAATCAGGCAAACTTCGTCAATAACATGCAGGAGTTTGCGGACGCCATAGCCTACCTGCGCAACCGCACGCTGCCAGCTGTGCCATTTACGCTATCGCAGCCACTTGGCGGGCCAGCTGGCCAAACTGGTGCCGCTTTTGCGTACAACAGCACAACCAAGCTGTGGCGAGAGACGTTAGCGGCTGGCGACACCATCACATGGGGGGCTGATTTGGGCGCCACACTGCCTGCTGGTGGCCCCTTTAGAATCGTATCTGTTACATGCTGGACAAGGTGTGTTACCCACCCAGCTGGAGCACCCCCGGTTCCTGCGCAGGCCATAAGCCTGGATTACCATGACCCAGCCGGAGGCAGTGCCATTGCGCAAAATGTCACCAGCTTTTCGGATCCATCAAATGGCGCTGACCTGGCCACCCTACATTCATTTGGCAGCGGCGTCATTGCCCACACAATTGTCGCTGGTGGTAGTTATTCTGTCACCTATACATCTGAAATTGGCGCTGGGCCAGATACTGATATCCACGCGATTCTGTTTGCAGTCGAACCGGTGTAATCATGGGCCTTGGCACAACTGACTGGCTGGCTGAGCTGCTTGGCCCAAATATCTACAGCGCTGGAACGCTAGTCCAGCCCAATAGCTCGAGCCTCAATTTCATTGGTCCGACGATTGCCTACAACCCAGTAACCAAGCGCATTGACATCACCGCAGTCAGCGGTGGTGGAAGCACATTGGTGGTGGCAAACATTGCCTCGCTGGGTGCTGTGGATGACGCGCTGCTAGATGATGGCGCAATTGCAGCGATGGCCAGCATTCGCGACATGTGGTGGCTTGATAAGACCAGCGCACTGGGCGCTGATGGGATCACGGTCATCAATACTTTGAGCGGCGCTGGCAAGTGGGTTCGCGCTTGCCAAAGCAATGCCAGGTGGAGAGCGCAGCCAACGTGGCACATCAACCAGGCTGTTGGCAGCGATGAAAACAGTGGCCTGACAGCTGGCATGCCGCTGGCAAGCCATGAGGAGTTTCAGCGCCGCGTCGCAGATGCTGACCAGCCCATTGAAATCGCCATGGTGGTGACCTTTGCTGCCAATTATGTTGGAGATATTGAGAACCGGATCCCAGTTAGCCAATTGGCTCCATATGGCAGCATAAGCTACGAAGGAACTCGCACTGTGCTATTTAGCGGCTCATTCACGGCTGTAACTGCATGGGCTGCGCCTGGCACTGTGGGAACCATGACAGATGCGGCACTGCCTGCCAGCTGGGCTGCCAGCGGAGGGCTAGAGCGGCTCTGCGTGCTCACAAGTGGTCCAAATGCTGGCGCTGCATCATGGGTGATGGTCGAGCCTGTAGCAAAGACCGCTAGGTACAATGGCTTTTTCGATGAGACCACATTTGCAACGCATGACCCAGCGCCAGCAGAGACATATGATGCTGTCCAGCTAACCCAGCTGACGGGCAAGATTTCTCAAGATGCGCCTGGCTGGATCCAGTTCAAAAACCTCCACATCAACCCACCGCTTGGGTTTGACAGGGGAATCCAAATCACAAGCGGCTTTGCATCATTTACCTTTTGCCATCTCGAGATGAACAGCCCCTACTTTGCTGGGCCATCCCTGTTTGGTGCTAGTGTCAACGGATGCAACGTCGAATGTTTATCAACCAGTCTGAGGGCATTCAATGCGCAGCTTTTCCTGTGGTCCAACTGGATTAGGGGCAGCGTTGTGGCTGGCAATGGCAGCTACATAGACATGCTGTCGCGAAACGTTGCGCAATTTACCGGTCCAGCGACGTCTGAAATAGGGGCTGAGGCAGATGGAACGTTTAGGGTTGGCCCTAGCGGCGAATGGGTGGTGGTAGACCAGGTTTCAGCGGCAAGCAGGCCGGTCAGATGCGAGACCCATGGCAATGTTATTATACGTGGAATTGTGTGGGGGATTGGCAACGTGGTTGACTATGTCGTTGAGGTTGATAGCGGCGGGATGCTCATCTATGCGATCCCGGCAGCCTCTCGCTTTGCGCTGGCAGCGCCAACCGTTGCTGATGTGCTGGTTGGCAGCGTGCCAACCCTGATCGCTGGCTTGCCAGTTGTGGATTTGAGCAAAGGCGCCTTTGCGGTTGAGGAGTAGCGATGCCAGTGATCGACATTCAGTCCATGAGCGAATATGAGCCAACCAGGCTGGCAAACCCAGGCGCACTCATTCGCCTGGTGCTCGGTGGCGGTAGGATGACCCTGTTTTTTCCAAGCGGCCATGGCATGGCTCGTTTTGAGGTGCACTAATGGCCATTGCAGCTAAAGGCCCAGCCGGCGCTGAGATCCTAGAGCTAGATGACGGCGCAGCCGCTGGGCTGTCCTCGCCCAACACTATTCGTTTGCGCGCAAACATTGGCACAGGTGATGCTGAGGTCAGCGCATTTGGCGGCGCCTACACGTCGATCACAGGAGGTGGCGGCCCGACAGCCATCCAAACCGGTGACACCGTGTGGGTTGATTCCGTCAACGGCAACGATGGCACAGGGTTATCCGGTC